GCGCTATATGTGGATGTGATGAAACTGAAGCATATAGTCAAAAATTATTTGTTGACCACTGTCATGCAACAAAAAAAGTTCGTGATTTATTGTGTCATTCTTGCAATGTAGCTATTGGTAATTTTAAAGATTCAACAGAAAATTTAAAAAAAGCCATTGCGTATTTGGAGAAGCATAAATGAGTCAGCAAATTCAGACTTATTCAATTAGTGCCCCCGGATTTTTTGGACTCAACACTCAAGATTCGCCTCTTGATTTGAATGCTGGTTTTGCTTTGGTTGCGACTAATTGCATCATTGACCAATATGGTCGGATTGGTTCACGCAAAGGTTGGTCAAGGGTTAATGCTTCTTCTGGAAATCTAGGCGCAAATGATGTCAAGGTCATCCATGAGTTAGTGTTGGCTGATGGGACTTTGACTGTCTTGTTTGCTGGAAACAACAAGATTTTTAAGTTGAGTTCCACAAACACTGTAACTGAACTCACTTATGGGGGTGGGGGTACTGCACCAACTATTACTGCAAGCAATTGGCAGTGTGCATCATTGAATGGCATCACTTACTTCTTTCAGTCTGGTCACAATCCATTGATTTATGACCCTGCTGTATCGACTACAACCTATCGCAGAGTTTCTGAAAAGACAGGTTATGCCGCAACTGTTCCTGATGCTGATATTTGCATTTCAGCATTTGGTCGTTTGTGGGCGGCTAACACAACCTCTGTCAATGCCACTGTTTACTTTAGCGACTTGATTTCAGGTCATGTATGGTCTACAGGTACTGCTGGCTCATTGAATGTCAACAATGTGTGGGTAAATGGTGCTGACCAGATCACTGGTTTAGCGGCTCACAATGGTTTCTTATTCATCTTTGGAAAGCGTCAAATACTTGTATATCAAGGAGCTACAGCACCATCAACCATGTCAATCAGTGACACTGTTGAAGGAATTGGTTGCATTGCCAGAGACAGTATTCAGACCACAAGCACTGATGTTTTGTTCTTGTCAAACTCTGGTGTCAGATCGCTGATGAGAACAATTCAAGAGAAGTCTGCTCCTGAGAGAGACTTATCTAAGAATATTCGTAATGACCTGATGGGTGCTGTTGCTGGTGAAACATTGGCTAATATCAAATCTGTCTATTCAGAGCGTGAGGCTTTTTATCTGTTGGTGACTCCTAGCATTGATACCACTTGGTGTTTTGATACCAAGGCTTATTTGCCTGATGGTTCTGCAAGGGTAACTACTTGGGATTCGATTACACCTAAGTCTTTCTTATCTCGCAGAGATGGCAGTTTGTATATTGGTAAGAATGGCTATATTGGTTATTACAACACTTATCAAGATTACGATACTGCTTATCGTATGCTGTATTACACAAACCATGCTGATCTTGGAAATCAGAATGTCACTTCAATCTTGAAAAAACTGTCTACTGTTGTGATTGGTGGAACAAATCAAGTAGTCACATTTAAATGGGGATTTGATTTCAAGACAAATTATTTGTCTGACAATGCAACCATTCCAACGCAAAATGTTTACTATTATGGTGTTGCTGAATATGGGGCAAATGCAACAACGATTGCTTACTATTCAGATGGTGTTGCATTGCAAACATTGGTAGTTCCTGCATCAGGTGCTGGAAAGGTCGTACAAACAGGTTATGAATCAGACATCAATGGTTCAGCATTGTCTATTCAAAAGATTGAAATTCAAGCCAAAAATGGCAAGATGACTTAAGGAGATTATTGTGTCTGATTACACCAAAAGCACGAACTTTGCCACCAAGGACAATTTGTCTTCTGGCAACCCGTTGAAGATTGTCAAGGGTACTGAGATTGATACAGAGTTCAACAACATTGCTACTGCCATTGCAACCAAGGCAGATTTGGCAAGCCCTACCTTTACTGGTACGCCAACACTTCCATCTGGAACTATTGCCACAACACAATCAAGTACAGATAGTTCTACAAAATTAGCGACAACTGCTTTTGTTCAAGCTGTAGCAAGTACATTATTTCCTGTTGGGGCTATTTATACAGCAACTGTTTCAACTAATCCAGCAACATTACTTGGATTTGGTACATGGACAGCATTTGGTGCTGGTAGAACCATTATTGGTAATGGCGGTGGATTTACTGCTGGCGCAACTGGTGGTAGTGCTGATGCAATTGTTGTAAGTCACACTCACACAGCAACATCAACTGTTACCGACCCTACTCACAGTCACTCATATACACAGCCATCTCCCGGCACTTATGTGCAAAACATCAATGGAACTGGTCAAGGTGCAGTGGCAGGAACAACAGGTTCATCGTCAACAGGTATTTCAGTTGCAACAAGCATTTCTACAACTGGTTCAAGTGGTACAAATGCTAATTTGCCTCCATATATTGTTGTTTATATGTGGCAACGAACTGCATGATGATGCAAGACCCAGAATATCGCATTACTCATCACTTCAGTGATGGGTTGTATGCCAAAGAATCATTCTTCAGTGCTGGAATGAGCATCTTGAAGCATACGCATGATTTCAGTCATTTGTCGATATTGGCGCATGGAAAAGTTGCTGTATTGCGTGGTACTGAGATTGACATTTATTCTGCGCCAGCGTGTATTGAAATTGAAGCGGGATTGACTCATGGAGTTAAAGCGATAACAGACTGTGTTTGGTTTTGTATTCATGCCACTGACGAGAAAGACCCGTCAAAAGTGGATGAGATTTTGATTAAAGGGGAATGATATGCCTTATGTAACAGGTGCGGCAATATTGGGTGGTGCATCACTACTAGGTGGCGCAATGCAAAGCAGTGCCGCTAGAAGTGCGGCTAGAGAGTCTGCACAAGCGCAATTAGAGGCGGCACGAATTGCGGCTGAAGCGGCTAAGTTTCGCCCTGTTGGAATAACAAGTCGTTATGGAACTTCAAATTTTCAGTTCACTCCTGAAGGCTACTTGAGTGGGGCTGGTTATACAGTCAGCCCTGAACTTAAAGCCTATCAAGACCGATTACAGGCTTTAACTGAGCAAGGATTGACTCAGGCTGAGATGGCGCAACAGCAATATGCACCACTTCAGCAAGGTGCGGCTGGATTGTTTGGTTTAGGTCAGCAGTATCTACAGCAGACTCCTGAACAGGTTGCGGCTCAATATATGCGTCAGCAACAGGATTTGCTTGCCCCTAGCCGTGAAAGACAGATGGCTCAGTTACAGAACCAGTTGTATCAGACAGGTCGTGGTGGCTTGTCTGTGGGTGCTACAGGCGCAAGACCTAGCGGTGCGGCTGGATTGGGCGCAACCACTCCTGAGATGGAAGCCTATTACAACGCATTGGCTCAACAAGACTTGCAATTGGCGGCGCAAGCTCAACAGGCTGGTCAACAGAATGTGGCATTTGGTACAGGTTTATTGGGTCAAGGTGCTGGATTGCTTGGACAGTACCAAGCTGGTCAAGTTGGTGCATTAAGCCCATTCAGTGCCTATTTGGGTGCTGGTTCTACCATTGAGCAACTTGGTCAACAGCCTTTGGATATTGGTGCTCAGTTGGGTGGTCGTGCGGCTACTGCTGGTGCTAATGTTGGTCAATCTTTGCTTCAAGGTGGAATTGGTGCGGCTAAGACCATCCAAGGTGCGGCTGGTCAGAGTGGCATTGGACTTGGATTGATGAACTTGGGCAGAAGTCCTGAGTTTGGTCAAGGTGTTGCAAATTATTTGCAGAATACAAACTTTGGCTTTGGTTCTGCTCCATCTGGTGCGGCTGGCTATAACATAAGTCCAGAGGCATGGGGTTCTTATTATGGTCAACCTTGAGGAATAAATCATGGCATCAGACATCTTAGGTTTATTTACAACTCCACAGCAGTATGAGCAACAGCGTCAAGCGGCTATGGAAGCTCAAGCCTTGCAAACAGCTCAACTCACCCCTATGCAACAGGGTCAATATGGTATTGCCCTTGGCGCACAGCAATTAGGTCGTGCCATTGGCGGGGCTTTGGGAGGTGTTGATCCGCAATTGCAGAAGATCACTCAGCGTCAGCAATTGATTGGCATGATTGACCCAAACAATCCTGATTCTTATGCTCAAGCAATCAATGCGGCACTGCAAACTGGTGACCAAGAAGCCGCCTTTTTGTTGCGTAATGAGATGATGCGTGTCAAGCAACAGGCTCAAGAACAACAATTGAGTCAGTTGAAGACAGAAGATTACTTGACTCAGCGTGGTTTGGGTATGCAACAGCGTGGTATGGAAGCTAGAGCATCAAGCATCGCAAGTGGTATTGATCCTGATACTGGAGAAAGAACCAAACCACTTGTTGACCCAACCACACAAACATTTAATCAAGATGTTGCAAATATTCTTGTATCTCAATATGGTCAGATTGGTGCAAATCTGATTAAGCAGAGGATTGAAGGGTTACAAGGTATTGAGTCACTGCAAACAAAGCAACTTGAACAACGAGCATTGAAAGTTGCAAGAGGAATAAATCCAGATACTGGAGAACAATCAACACCATTGATTGACCCAACAACTAACCAAGTAAATCAATCTGTAGCAAATTCCTTGATAAACAATTATGGTCAAGCTGGCGCAAACATTGTTAAACAAGCAATTGAAGGCACAACAAGTATTGAATCTTTACAAATACAACAACTTGCTAAAAGTTTATTCAATGCTGATGGAACTCGTAACCCTTATGTTGAAAAACAATTGTCAACAACTGTTGCAGGTCGTGCAATTCTTAAATCGCTTGCGCCAGAGACTAAGGAACTCAAGAAAGGCGAAAAACTTGTTGAGCGTCAACCTGATGGAACTTGGAAGATTATTACTCCAGAAGGTTTGCCAACCCAAACAGCCTCATCTGACAATGCAATTCAAGCATTGATAGCTGGTAATGCAATTCATCCAACAATATTGCCTTATGCCACACAACTTGCTAAAAACTTTGCAAATCTTGATTTTGAAGATCAAAATGTATTGATGGAGAAGTTGACAAAACTCAACAATGACGCACAAAAATATGCCTCTGAAAAGAATGCTAGAGATCAGTCAAGAGAAACAAACAATGCTCTTAAAGAATTAAATCTTGAGTTAGCTAGACTGAAGATTAAAAAAGCACAAGACGATCAACAAAAAGCCGCAGATGGTAAAGAAATTAAACTGGCTGACGCTACTAAGTTGGCAGATAAGGCTGGAATGGTTGATAAATTGAGTGACTTGACTACATCATTTAAGCCAGAATTTGCTGGTTATGTGACTAACAGTGCTGGTGATATTGATGTATGGGCGGCAGGAAAGTCAAATGAACCAAACAGAATTGCATTGTTCCAATGGTGGCAATCATACCAAGATCATGTCAATAAAGTCAGAAATGACTTGTTTGGTGCGGCTTTGACTGCTCCTGAAAAAGCTGAATTTGACAAAGCTATGGTGACTAAGGGCATGAATCCTGCACAAGCCAAAGCAAATCTTGATAGACAAGCAGAAATTGCTAAAAAAGCATACGACAAACTTGATAATGTGTTGCGTGTCCAAGGGTATAGCAAAGCCGCATTAGATGCTTTAAAACCATCTTCATCACTTCCACCATTATCAAATTTCATTGTTCAAGGCAATAATACAAACCCATCAAATGTAACTGGCGGCAGGAGATAAAACATGGCAACTATTGATCGTCAAGCCGCTAAAGCGGCAGGGTATACAGATGCACAAATTGATCAGTTTGAGCGTGAAAATGGTTTGACTTCTAGTGCGCCAACTACACAAACTACACCAGTTACAACTCAGCCGCAACAACAGCCAACAAGTACATCATTAACACCAAGTCAGGTTCTTACTGGTGCTGTAATGAACTTCCCAAGTTCTTTGTACAGCATGGCAACTGATGTATTTAAAGCGGTCACAGACCCTATACAAACAGCAAGAGACTTAGGAACTTTGTTTGTTGGTGCAACATCAAAGGTTCTTGGTGAGCCTTTCTTTGAGTCTGATTTGGCAAAGCAGATGAGACTTAAAGGGGAGAAATCTGCCGAACAAGTTGGGGCTTTTATGGTCAACAGATATGGTAGCGTTGAAAGTGCAAAACAAGCATTAGCTACTGATCCTGCTGGTGTTTTATCTGATGCTTCTTTAGTATTTACTGGTGGTGCTACTCTTGCGCCTAAAACAAGTACAGTGTCAAAGGTACTATCTACAACTGCAAAAGTTACAGACCCTTTGAGTGTTATTACTGCTCCAGTTAAGTTAGGCGCACAAGCATTAGCACCATCATTAGGAATGATTACTGGTGCAGGTTCTGAGGCTGTTAGACAAGCATATCAAGCTGGTAAAGAAGGCGGTGAAAAAGCCAAATCTTTCATAGAAAATTTGCGTGGTACTGCTGACCAACTTCAGGTTTTGGAAGACGCAAAGACAAATCTTGATGCCATGATTAAGCAACAACAAAAGGCTTATCGCAAAAACATGGCAAATATCAGAACAGATCAAACAGTATTGAAGTTTGATGATGTTGATACAGCCTTGAAAAATGCTATGGATAAAGTTACCTACAAGGGCAAGGTAAAAAGTCAGTATGCTTTAGACAAAGTGGAAGAGGCTCAAAAAATCATTGATGATTGGAAGAACTCAGACCCTGCAACTTACCATACCCCTGAAGGACTTGATGCCTTAAAGCAATCAGTTGGTGATGTACTTGAATCAATTCCTTTCGAGAAGAAAAGCTCAAGGCTTGTTGTGGGAGATATTTACAACTCCATCAAATCAACCATTCAAAAGCAAGCCCCTACATATGCTGACACCATGAGGCAATATGCTGATGCTGCTGAACAGATTAAAGAGATCGAACGATCTTTATCTTTGGGGAAAAAAGCTACTGCTGATGCTGGATTGCGTAAATTGCAATCGATTATGCGTAACAATGTAAATGCAAACTATGGTCAGCGCATGAACTTGGCAACTCAACTTGAACAAGCTGGAAACATACCAATCAAGCCAGCACTTGCTGGTCAGGCATTAAGTTCATGGACTCCTAGAGGCATTCAGGGAGCAGGAACTATTGGTACAGCTGGACTGTTAGGAAGCCAGATTTCAACTCCATTAGGTGTTGGATACCTTGCCGCATCATCTCCAAGATTGGTTGGTGAATCAGCATTTATGGCTGGAAAAGGTGCAAAACAGGTTGGAAAGGTCACTGGCTTATTCCCTGAACTTGACTATCCATTGATGTTTAATGTTCTGTCTAATGCTCAAACAGAATAGGAGACTGAAATTGATCCAATCACGATTTGCCTCATGGCGGCTGGTCTGGTCTCAAAAATACAACAGTCTGTTGAATTGTACAAATCAGCCCGTGAGCATTTTGTCCAAGTCAAAAGAACTGCTGATGAGGTTGTGGCTATTGGCAAGGAACTTGGTGGTTTCTGGAGTAAGTTACGCAAGTTCTTTGCTGGTAGCTCAAAGCCTCAAGTTGCAAAGCCTGTGGCAAAGTCTAAGAAGTCGGATTATGTCAATGTTGACGAGACTCAAGTCAAAATAGACATAGTTAAGAACCTGACTGAGTTCTTCAAACTTCAGGAGCAATTGGCGGCACACATTCGGGAAGAGGAAGAGAAGAGTTTGAATGTGTATGACCCGAACCAGAACCACATGGAAGCGGCTCTCAAGAGGGTGATGGCACAGCAAGAGATGGATAGGTTGGTGATTCAGATTCGTGAGTGCCTCGTATACAGTGCGCCCCCTGAGATGGGGGCTTTGTACAGTTCTGTATATGACATGAAGGACAAGATTGAGGAGGAGCAGACTCAGGCGAGGTTGAGG